CCGGCGGTACCACATCAGTGTTATCGGCTTCGTCCACTTCCGGCGGTACCACATCAGCGTTATCAGCTTCGTCCACTTCCGGTGGTACCGCATCAGCGTTATCAGCTTTGCTACCCTTTGTTTGCTCATCTACAGAGTTATTTACTTGCAGTAAAGTATCTTCATTGTCTGTACTTTTCGGGGGACGACCACGTTTCTTTGGCGCATCAGACGAAGTATTTGATGGATTTTTGGCCATTATTACCTCCCTTTATTCAATATCGGTTACGGTTATCAGTGCTGCTGCTGAAGCCATATTTGCGAGAGGATTCATCGTGTCTGTGATAGCACCAAAATAGTATGCGCCCTGTTCACCCGCACTATTAATACTGAATGGTGTGATAATAGGGGCTACTGCTTGTCCAGTAAGATAAGGATTACCGGCAACCTGATCTGAGCAGCCAATGGCAAGCATCTGGAATGAATCCCTAACAGGACGATTTAATTTAGGTGAAGGTGTATAGAATACGTCGTATAAGCCAGCCCATTTACCTATCCGGTAAATACCCGGTCGTTTTCTTTCGCCGCTCTTAGTAAATATGCTCGGATCCATTGCCTCAAAATATTTAACGGCAGCCATACCTACATAAATTACGCCCAGACTGCTAAGTTGAGTACGCGCAACCATTTCGGTGTCAACCTGTGACAGGCTGTAAGAGAGGTCTTGAACAATGCTGGCAATATTGCGCTGGCTTAAACGATTTAACCAGTCAAGAGAAAATTGATGCTGATATGATTGGGCTACTTCATACATACAATCAATAGCCACCATATGGCGTTCGTTATAAGACTGAGTACGCAATGCGATTGTGGCTTGTGTGGAAGGATCAATATTCACCTCACTCTGCCATTGTGCTCTTGCTTCAGAGGTAACGTTATAATATCCGCTGAAATAATGAACACCGAAGTGTTTGTATTCAGCATGCGTAACAACTTTAGGCCGTTTATCCTTCATAGTGGCATGTTCATAATTAACATCTGCACTAACACGGATTCTTGTACCGGCAGGTAATGACGGAGTTACCGTTACATCTATTTTACCGGTATCAGTATTCTGGCAAAGTATAGCTACCTGATATGAAGTTTTATCACCAGGAAAACTAAAAGTAGCAGCAGCAGTAAATGTGGTGCTGTTAGTACCGGAAGGTTGCACGATTACAGCAGGAAGCCCGTTAATATAAGCAGTAGCTGTATTACTTCGGATCGGACAGCCCTGAGTATCATTTTCGTGCAGGGTAATTAAAGCAGTATATTGTCCGTTATCACCTTGTGTAGCATCAGCAAAACGTTTGCCTTGCAAATAAGGTTTACCGGAATTCAGTCCGTCTAAACTATCGCCATAATTATAGCCACCAACGTTACTATCAGCCCGATGACTAACCTGAATAATGCGTCCTTCAAGTCCGCCATTATTAATACCTACAGGACATACACCAGAAAAAGGTATCTGCTCATTAAATGCAAGTAAAATTGCAGTCAAAGCCTGTCTTACTTGCAAGGCACCGCCGGATACATTAGACACTTCATCATATACACCAACCGATTTAAGGTGGGTATCTAAACCTAAAGCGCGGGCATAATTCGGATTAATCAGCGGCAGTGCTGAACGTATTGCACTATCTAAAACAGCATCTGGAACATCACGACCGAATTTCTGTTGGAATATTCCTATTTGTTTAACTGCTGAATCCAGAATCAGTTGCTGAGTATTAATGACACGATTGCCCGGTTCCTGAACTGTATCCGGTAACGAATGCAACAAATTCTGAAAAACCGGCGGCAAGGACTGGCTCACTGTATCTGAGGCACTGTCAAAAACACCACTCTTTTGTTTTTCCTGTTGTAATCCCCGGATAAACTCACCGGTTTCAGCCTGATCAGCTAAAGTCACATTATTCGGATTTAATGTTGAAGAACCATTGTTATTTATATCTGCATTTGCACCCATTTAAATCTCCATATTTAGGGTAAAGAATCGCAGTAACTATTTTCTGATGGTTCAATCACGCTTTTTCCGGCTGTTCCCTTTTTTTAAAAATCAGTTCGTCACTCAAGTTAGCACTTTGTTCTACCGGCTGTAATGTATACAGTTTGGTCTGTCCGTTAATTAAACTGAGTGTCGATGTAATGTCTACAACTTCATAGCTTAAGTTAATATTCGGCATCATCAGATAAATGCGGTCATATTTCTGAACCGTAAACTCACCTTCATTGCAAGGTTCAATCATGGCTGTATATATCTGTACGGAATACGTTGAGCCTTCACCTGCAATTTCTGCCATATCCAGATTATTGGTAAATTTCACATGACAAGAACCTTGACATGTCAGCTCATATTCTGATTCATCACCAATACCACCCAGTACACCAGCTCCGCCTATCGTCGGCTCATTTCCATCTCCACCTCCCAGTTCCTTCGGTTTTCTCAGTTCCTTGCGGTATACCGCTGCTTCAATAGATAAAGGGTGATGACTGGTTACTGTTTTGACGGCGTGATTAATAGAATCACTGATTATTTTCATATCAATCATGGTGCTAATTTTCTTTGCTAATCTGGTCTTTAATTAATTTGACGGCAGCTTGTAAATCCGGAGGTAAATCGGTACTACTGAGCAGACGGGCAATTGCACTGATTTGTTCCTGTTTTGACATTTCATCAACCCGTTTTTTTACCAGTTCTTCAGGACGCAAGTTTGTACCGCGTATACTGGCTTTTTTATTCGGGTTAAAAGCATCGGCAAGACGATCAGGAAGCTGGCTGTTGCGTGACTGGCGTACTTTGATATTGCGCCAGTCTTCTTTATCTATTTTTTCTGCAAATTCTCTGGCCTGTTTACGTCCAATTGTTCTGGCTCGTGAGTTAGGATTATTACGATAGGTATTCAGATAGTTCTGCATATCCCTGATCATCGACGGGGAGTGCATACACATACGTGCCACATACAAAACATGCTTACAAGCAAGTCCTGTTAGCTGCGGATTACGTATTTTCGGATAACCTGTTTCAGACTTTCCGTAAGCAAAACCACCAAGCGTGGCCAGATAACGGTACCAGTAACGATGCCGGCCGCAATCACAATCAAATCTTACCGGCCCTTTAAGTACATCTGCTGCAAGTTTTTGGGTAATACTTCCTCCGCCACTCAAAGCAGCCTGAAAATTCAGAAACTGTACACTTACCATATGGTGGGTATCAGTAGATCTGGCACTGGCGTTTACCCGGAAAGTAATAACACCATTACGATCCCTACGTGCGGCAATAGCCGTATTAATCTCTTCCTGAAAACGTTTGATGTCTTCTTTACGACTACGGTCTATAACGGATTTAAAGGAAATACCTATTCCTATGCCGCTGCGCTTGAAATCCTGCTGGCGTAACTGCATTTGTTTTTTAAATGCACGCAAATCAGCAAAATCTAATTTTCTGGTATTAACACCACTATTCAGATTGATGTTCTTTAAAACTTCCTCAGCCTGAGTTGTACGGCGCAAATCTATATTACCCAGATTCAGAATATTCAATGCACCCGAACGTATCCCGTCTGCCCGTTTTTCTCTGTCACGAATAATTTTCAGAGATTCGGCAATGGTTGGAGGTCTGACCATCTCAATACAAACTCATGCCGTTATTCTGCTTACGTTTACCACTGGCAGCTTTAGTGATTGCGATTGCATTACTCAGTGGAATAAATCGCCTTGCACCGGTCTGAACGGGTAAATCAACATCAACTTTGCCCGTAATCGCGGCAGAAACGAACCAATCAGCACGATTACCGTATACAAACTGATTCGTCAGACTGGGATCCAGAGTTTCTCTGGGCATAACATAGTGAGTAATACAAAGATCATATGGCTTTGTATTTCTGCTGGTTTCGGCGATATTACGGAAAGCGACACCAACTGCTATAGCATCAATAGGCATGGAACAAATAAAAAAAGGAATTAATAAGCACCCATAATAAAGGCGTTATATAGTCTTTAATCTAATGTTCCACACTTACAGAAAGTCAAAAATGAATGATGATGTTATAGATCTGTGCGCATCTATAGGTCACTATGCTGAAAAGCCGTTATCAATAACCTCTGCTATCACGACCGAAGAAAACGGCAGAGCACTTTTACTCTTTGACTGCGCTACCGAATATGATTTTGAGGGAAAGGATAAATTTATCCTGATTACTGATTCTACAATTTCAGAAGAATTCGATATGTTATTCAAACCGAACGAGTTCCATGAAGCACTGGAAGCCTATCACGAGCTGAAAGTAAGGGATCAGATTGATCTGGGCGAAGAATTAATGCGATTCGATATCAGTCAGAATATTCAGCCAAACGGTGTCACAGACAATGGTAAACTTCAATATGATATTGATGGTTTAAGTAATGGCAATATAGCTATTCTGGCTACCTGTCTTTATTTCATCAGATATATAAAAAATGTAGGAGTTCTGGAAGCGTGTACCAAATTTGCAGAAACCAGCAAGTCTCTGTACGAACCGGGCACGATTCTGTCATTTTGACAAATCACAGATAAGTTAAGAGTTTTCTCCCTTTTTTCTGCCTGAAATAAAACCGCCCTTAAAGAGCGGTTTTTATATCTTATCTAGAATCTCTGCTGTATCAGTCTGCGCAGCTCATCATGGTTTTTCCTGTATATCACTATCATAAAGTGTCCAGATATTACCCAGCTCATCAATTTGAAAGCTATTGCTACCCTTCAAATAAGCTTCCTTATAAAACTCCCTGAACTGTTCTGCGGCAGCAATAACTGCTGCTTCACTGGCAAAATTACCATAAATGCCGGCTATCGGATCATTGATTAACTCTTTGCCTAGTTCGGCATGGTGATTATTCAATACCTTTTTCAGAGCCGGCCAGTAAACGCCATACTCCAGATACACCAATGGATTCTTGGCAATCCGCTTGATAATGACATCAGCGGCAAACTGTACAAAATCAGAATTTCCGGTATTGGTTTTTAGCTCGTCGGCTAATCGGGCAGCTTCGGTATTTGCCTGTTCCTCGGTAATCATATACTGGTATTCCATCATCAGTTCCCCTCTTCAATATCAAGATTAAATTCTGAAATAAGTTCAGAATAATTTTCCTGTAAGTATTGCCACATTTTACGCTGGAATATCCAGACATTATTCGGTGCTTTGGTCGCTTTGTCTATGACTTCATTATCCCTTGCACGTCCTTGACCTGATTTATTACGCCAGCCGATTTCAGAACCGGCACGCTCGGCAATCATGCGGAAACTGTCTGCATTATCGTCCAGTACCTTTTTAGCCTTCCAGGTATCTCCGGTCATATAAACATAATCTTCCGGCGAGCTGACCTTAAACCGTTTACGCGCCTCTTCAACAGCAGCTTTAATTGGCTGGTATTCCTGTTCCATTAATTTACCGGATCTGCCGATTGAAAAATCATCAAAGTTGGGAATGTCTTCAAATAAATTTCCCATTAATTTTCTGACCCAGCCGTTAGCAATTTCTGTGACCGTATCCATCGTTTCTGCTGCATTAATCTGGGCAATAATATGATCAGCCCGTGATTTATCAGGAGTGAAGATCAGATCTCTTGAAAATCCCAGTCCAGGTGAAAAATATTTCAGGCTGAAACCCATATCTTTAAACTTAAGATTAAATTTTTGCGCAGCATTTATAATTTTAACCACAAAATCTTCTGATTCAATTTTTATAAAATTATCCAGATTATCAGTTTCACATATACTTCCTTGATATTTTGCATATAATTTCTGCTGTTCTGCTACATTTTTCCATTTCTCGATACTGTCTGAAGCAGCAAAGTGATTTATATACTCAGGATTGAATACATAAGGGAAAACACCGGCTACATCCAGAAAATATTCTTGCGGATCTAACTCATGTGTTATTTTCATGTCGGGTAACATGGCCTCCAGCTCAGGAATATACTGAAAAGCATAATCCCAACTGTTACTAACCTTATTGTTATTCATAGCCAGACATTTTCTGTCATATTCGGCCAGATACTGCAAAGCTTCCTGATAGCCTTCGCCATTTTTTTCAATCATGGCAACTATATTTTCCGTATTATACGGAGTTGCAAAGAAATAATTTACCGGAGTGGGTTCGCTTGAAGCAGGCCTGTCTTTATCAAAATAGCGCAAAATCAAGGATTGATTCCGGTTTAAACACAGTAAGCGATAATAGACGTTACCATTACTATCAGTGAATTTAATCAGGCCGCCTACACCTATTCTGTTTTCCTTATAAGTGACATACTGTCCTTTTTTCACATCCTCAATAGTATCGTTTGTATAACTGCCCTCAAGACTAAGAGATTTATTCAACTCTTCCTGAGCTACATGCTGCATGCGGCGATTGGTTTCTAACTGATTCTTCCATTCACGCCGGATCTGTGAATCAACACCTTCACGCAACTTAAATTTGTCACGATCAATATAGAAGAATTTGTCTGAATTAACAGAAGTTATAAAGTCATCATCACTCTCTGTATCGTAAGAATAGGCCTCAATAACCTCTTCAGATAACTGACGACGTTTATTCTGCAAATCGGTTAATTTATCCTCATAACGCTTAATTGTCGCGGCACTGGTTTTTTTTCTGCCTGCGTTTTCTATGGATCTTTTGACGTCCTGAATATCACGTTCGATACCAAATAATTCGTTGAGATATTCGCGGCCAAAGTCCTCCAGATTTTCGTTTTTCTTTAAAAAGATAGCTGTTTTCTGGCAGGTTTGCAGATTGACATTCTGACTGTAGCGCGTCTGAGCAATACGTTTGGCACGGGCAGCATCGTCAATACGTTCCTGAAATGTTGCCATGGCAGTTTTATCACCTACCATGCTGATCAGGATATCCTGCTGTTCACGGGTAAGGGATCCGGTTATGACTACCTGATCGCTTTTATCGTCTTTGAGTAAGGTATTAATCCAGTCGGATTTTTTATTGACCAGTCTGCGCCGGTAAGTATCAAAAGTACCGTCTGCATCGTAAAAATATACCGTTACCTTGCCGGTCAGGTTCCCCTGTCTCACTCCGCGACCGTTACGCTGGTGTAAACTGTCCGGTGTCCAGCCAATAGTTAGGTGATGTATGGCCTGACAACCTTTTTGCAGGTTAATACCGACTTCGGCTTTTTTATTGGCAATAATAATCTGATATTTGTTGTCCTCATCACCAGCATTAAACCCTTCTTGCACATCCAAAATCTCATCTGGCTGTGAATTATACTGACCGGAGATAAAGGTTATTTTACCCGCCGGTATACCGCAATGCTTCACTAGCAGTCGTTTGATTTTGGTGTGGCTGGACAGCATGTCACAGAAAATAATTTGTTTGACGGTCTTTTGTGAGCGGCGTAAACCATCAATTCCGCGCGGGTTGGCCATTTCAGTTTTAACATTATCGATTAACGCTGCCATTTTTGGCGGAATGCTCATATCCGCATTTAATGACAGCTTATCCATAATCGCCTCAAAAGCCATCTGAGTATTGAAGTCGTCGGAATCCAGAATAATCCGTTCACCATCATATATAGCAGTTACCCGTACGGTATATTCTGTTGCAATAATTTCTTTGTTTTCATCCCTGAGTATCGTTTCTTTCAGCACATTTTCAGGAGAAGTAAATTTTCCCAGCCGAGTACGCTTGTCTTTCAGTTTTTTATTATTGAATTGCGTGCAGACTTGTTCTGCGAGTGATTTATCGTCTGTATAGTAAAACGTCGCCCTTTTATCCAGATCAGGATCAACAATAAGATTATTCATTTTGTTAATCAGGTTAAAGGGAGCCGCCATCAGTTCTACCGGTTCCCCTGTTTCACTGCTGATCCGGTTAAAAATATCCAGATCTTCCGGATCGACAATTGCATCAATTTTGGTTTTTGATGCCAGTACCATTTCTTTGGCAACTGAATATGCCACTTTATATTCATGCAGGCGATTGCTGGTGTCATCTGATAGCTTAATTTCTGTTTGCTCTTCTTCTGCGGAGGGTAGGAAAAAATCACTGCCGACTGATTCTGCATCTTCAATTACAGCAACATCCTTAATCAGACTGCGTAATGCAGCCAGATTGCGTAAACCGGTAAAGGTACGGTAAGACTTCATATGACCGGTGATTGACATTTCCTGTTCTTCACTGAAATTACAAACTGTATCCATGAATGCATCTGAACCTGTTGCACCGAGCATAATACTGTTTATACGTTCCTCACCTTCGGTCAGTGTGGCCATGGAGAAGATTTCCAGTGGTGAGTTCGTTATTGGTGTTGCCGTCAATCCCAGAACACCAGTACCATTATTTTGCCGGCGTATGTACCATGCTTTGGCTTGTGCATCCAGTCCCATGCTCGAGGCTATAGGTGTACTGAGAAATTTACCGCCTTTAAAATCGACTATTTCTTTTGAGTTTTTAAACGCGTGACATTCATCAATAACCAGTGAATCAATTCCTAAATCTTCCAGATAAGGTGCTGCCGTCGCATCTTTTTTACCGCGAATCACATCTGTAACTTTGGCCAGCTTGGATTTTTTCTTTTCTTCCGCCGCTGCACGTACTGCTCTGGCATAGGAATCATCTACATCACGCAGGTGATTTTCGTACTTATCGATAGTTTCATCTTTCAGCCGGATACGTAAGAATGCCTCATAGGTCATGAAAATCTTTTGGTGCCGGTTTTCCATAATCCGGTTCAGGTCTGCATCATAATCAGCCGGACGAACTACCGGATTTCCTTTTTTATCGACGCTCAGGCCGACAAACAGACAACCATCACTGCTACTGTATATCGGAGCTTTATAACCTGCCTCACCCTTGGATTTCTCACCTCTTACGGCTTCTTTGTACCAGTTAGAAAGTACGTTATTCGGGACAACAAACAGGGTTTTCTTTTTTAAGCCCAGATTATGGTTGTACTGGACAGCTAATAAAGCAGTGGCTGTTTTACCAAGTCCTACATCAAAACTGTTGATACCGCTGAAATTTCGCGCCATACGGCGTGCGAAGGCATTCTGATAACCGTGGAATTTCCATTCGGGACTAATTCCGTCAACTTGAAGCGGTGAACGGTCATCAATCTGGCTGAAATAAATGTTTTCCGGTTGATTGGCAATACTTTGTAACCGGGCCATAATCTGCGGATTAGCTTTAACCCATGTATTAAACTGAGTGTTATAACGCCGGATCATCTCATCCAGTTTATTTAACGCTTCCTCCTGGGTATACGGTTTCACATCCATACTGCCCAGTGTAACCGTACCATTTTTCAGATAGTCGCCGACACGGTTTTTCAGTTTATCTTCAAATGTAATGTAGTTCTTTCCGGACGTATCAATATCAACAAAATATTTTTTATTTTGCTGGTTTTGTTTTATTGATGACTGATCAGAGATAAACATCTGAACAAATTTCAATAATTCCTGCGGCTGTATCATGGGACTGCGCATGTCAAAAGCCATACGCTGTAAATCCATTTTATTTGAACGCTGATACGCGACATCTTTCATGTGCTGCAATTTATCTTTGATTGCCGCATCTGTGGTTTTAGCTATTTCCTCATCCAGTTTATGCAGTACCTTGGCCAGATTACCAACAAAGAAATCATCTGCGGATATAACGGATTGACCATCAGCAGCGATTATCCAGTCATCATCGTGTAACGGGTCGAATTTACCACCATCGGCAGTGACAATAGCACGAGCTTTTTCAATATCAATATTAAGGGTGCCGGTAATATATTTATTTTGTTCCAGCTTTTCTTTAGCAGCCAAATCAATTTTAATATCTTCAACTTTACCTAGCCAGTAATCAGAAAATCCTGCTTTACCACGGTAATGAATTCCAATGAATTTAACCGCAGCACGACTGTTCGCATCTATACTGGTGTCGGTTTTACAGCGGTAGTATTTGCGCATGGCTTTAGCCAGAACCGGATACAATGTAACCAGATCATCGCCATTATTTCCGCTATCTGCCTGTACCTGCTTACAGGCTAAACCGGTTGCAATTGCCGGGAATATGTCTGTAGCAGTGGTATTTTCATTCAGGGATTTAAATACATCTGCTGCCCATTCGGGTATATTCTGGCTCTGACAGGTTTCATTCAGATAATCTACCGCTCCTTTAAACTGTGCCCATGTCACACCAGTATTGACTGCTTCAAGCGGAGTGCTGATTTGTGTAACCAGTCGCATCAGCTCTGCTTTATCGTCACTAATAACCGTTGCTGCTGCATCTGCCACCCATGTACCATTTTGCAGCGTGAGAATCTCACCATTCAGGGCAAGGGTGTCTCCCTCACTATAGGTTATTTCCGGTGTTTCGGCGGCATTGAGCAAGTCCAGATTAATACGGCTGTCTGTGCCGAATTTATGTATTAATTTAACGATATTCTGAACACTGTCATCGTTAATGACACGATCTATATCTCTGAATTTGGCAGAGTTCTTTTTGACAAATTCACCCAGTACGAATCGTTTGCCTTCACCTTTAAAATACTGGCCGTCGACAAACTCGCTCCATAAGACATTCGTTTCACGCAATAAGTCGTTATTGATACCTTGTAGCTGATCGATAGCATCGAGCACAGAACGGCTGTGTTTTTTGAATACCACTATATCAACAATAGTGTCTGCATGTGCACTGCCAAAAATCTTATTGGGCAGCCGATACGCGCCTTTAAATTCGGCCAGTAACGATAAACGTGTTCGCAATTTCTGATCATTCCCGCTTTTACCGCTAACAACACGCGGGGGAACAACAAAACAGGCAAGGCCGTTTGGCTTGAGTTTGGTTAATGCACGGCGCATAAAATAGGATTCCAGACTGTCTTTCTGAAATAGGGAATCCTTGAACTGATTACCACCGCGATCACTATTTTTACCAAAAGGAACATTGGCAATAATGGCATCGTGCGTTTCATCCGGCGTACTGGCCGCATACTGTTCAAAGGGTGAAATAGTCACACTCTGACCAACACCACTATTGACCAGTTGGTTAATACCACCGGATATACCGTCCAGCTCTACTGCATCCATGACCGCATCAGGCGGACTGGTTGCAGCAAAAATACCGACACCGGCACACGGATCTAATACACGGCCGCCTTTGAAGCCCATTTCTTCCATCAGTGCCCACATAGCGTTAGCCACTGGCTTAGGTGTGTAATATTCATATGCACTGCCCTTTTTACCATCGGCAGAGGTCAAATTACCACCATTGCCAGTGTATTGAGCCAGTATGCTGCGATCCGCATCCGTTACCTGATCAGCACGGCGACTGCCTGATGTGAATTGTTTAAGCAGTGCTACTGCGGCATTATTGGCATCCTGCCGCTGTTTGCGTGTCTGGTTTTCTGTATACGAATAAAAAATACTGGTGTCTTTCTTTTCCTTTCGTGCCGGCGTTTCCGTCTGTTGTTGAGGACTGTTACGCATACCTAGGAGAGTACGTAATCTCTGTACTTCGCGGATTAACCCTAGTTTTTTAAGCGGGCTGGTCTGCGCATTACGCTTCAAAATCGTATTTTTGAGTTGATTGAGAAGTCTGATTTTTTCTATGCTATTTAATGACATCTGGAACCTGTAAAACTAATTAAGCGGATAACTTATCGAGCGCATCTGTCTGCTCAGCATAAGCATTCATTGCGTCTTCAAGTAATTTCTCCATATCTGCATTTCCTGAACCTTCATAAATTCTGGCAATTTGTTCTAATCTGGTATCAAAATCAGGTGCTGTTATGTCTTCGGTTCCGGCAATAATATTTTGCAAAAATTGCTTATCATCCTGAGTTGCCGGTTCTGTGGCTGTTGCCGTATTTTCTGAATCTTTCGCCTGTTGTTGGATCTGTTTAAAGCTATTAATCTGATCTGTTAACTGCTTAAGAATCTCCCTTTTGGCGGCAATCCTTTCTTCTGTAACGCGAAGATTTTCCTCACGCTTTGCCCGCTGTGCATTTGCCTCTGTAAAACGCTTGCTGTTTTTACTTGCCAGTTTCATGGTACGACGGCCGATTTCATTGATATGCTGATCTTTGCCATTTTCTGGTGCGACCAGAATAGTGATATCTTTTTTATTGAGCATCCACCGCCATGCAATCAGATTGTCATCAGGTTTTAACTGATTCGGTGTTTTATCCGGATTGTGCAGAAAACAAGTAATAACCTGTCCGTCAGTAAGCTCAAACACCATAGCAACATTGGTAGTACCGTTTTTTTTGAATGGTTTTGAAATCTGTACACCTTCTGGTGCAACCTGTAATGAATCATCACCGCAACGATTAAAAACACGGCCGAATGTAACTGCGGTCTTTTCTAGTTTGACTTGAGGCACTACCAGTGCATCAAAAACGACCATCTCGCCCTTCTCGTTATAGATTATTTCTTCTATTACAGAATCAAATACAGGTGCTTCCAGTAATTGTTCATCCGCATCAGTATGCCGCATATCATATAAGGCTCTGGCTGCTGCAATATCGGGATCTTCCCAGTCGTATAAATTTTGTTCCATGGCATTCTCGCTATCAGTATCAAAAGGAAGTGATTCAATGGTGGCCGGCTTTTTCTTATCGCCGTATTTAAGCCACCAGCTCAACTGTGCTGCTGTACAGCAAACAATACTTAGCGGTATGAAACTGGTGCATTCTGTATAAACAGACGCAGCATCCTCTTCGGATAAAAAACCAAGCATGACTTTATGCTCATCAAAGCCGCCATCTTTGCTTCGCTGATTCAGGATATAAACCGTATTTGAATCAGGAAACTGCCCTATATAACAATCAACAGGCTCACCATCTGTGCCTTTGGTATCAGAAAACTCGCCATAGCTGGCATTAGCCATGTAAACAGGCATTACTCCGGGCTTAATGCGATAGCCGCTAATAGGAACTTCCACTTTTACCGGCATACCGTAATAACTGGTCAGTAAACCTTTTATGTCTGTGGTGTAATTCATACGGCCTCCGTCACATCGATATTGGCTAATATTGCCCTTTTCTCTGCTATTGCACGATCTAGCATTTCCTCTTCTTCAGCAAATAGAATCTCTTTACGTTTTTGTGTTGATTTCATTCCTTTCGGCAGTTCAATCTTTTTTCTGCTCTGTGCACGCTGAAACTTAGTTGAGTTCTGATCTACGATTTTGATAACTTCGATAATGGCCCGTTTAATATCGTCCTGTTCCTTAAGCGGTATCACCTTTTTATTAAGTTTCACCTGAAAAACGTCACCAGACTGTTTAACCCGTAGAACTACTTGCTGACTGTCATCGAATACCAGATATATCTGACGATAAGAGATACCGTTTTCTCGCTTTAAATTGCCCTCAACCCATGAGGAAGCAATATTGGCACCGGCTCGCTTGAAAGCAGTAAGCAGCTTTTTTGGTGCTGTTTTAGGGTTATCTGTTAGATCTTCCCATGTAAATAATGTGTTATTCATTAGTTTTAATCCTGATACAAATCCTGAACAAATTATTGCTTATACAACTGTGTGAATTTGCCGGTGTTCCCTTGCTTAGAGGACATAAAAACACGGTGTCTGAAATTTCTCAGACACCGTAAAATGAGGATTGAATAAATAGTAGGGATTAATCGGATACGGATTAGCTGTAGGTATTTTGTTAAGTCTGGGCGGCTGCCAGTTCTTTCTGTTCTCTCTGTTTTCTGAGCTGTTCACGTAAAGCCCGGCGTTTTTCCTGTTTATTACCAAATACGCCAGCTCTGTCACTGACGTTATAATGCACACGCTCAAGAAAAGCGAAGCTGAATGAGTCTATGATATCGGGTGATGGAATACCCTTTTCGCGCATCTTTTGCTTACTCATCATTTGAAATCGGGTTTTTTCTGTAAATGAATATGGTAAATGGGTGGCCTGATAAATCATGGTTTCTTTTATCTTGCCGTCTAAATCCGGTAATTTACACCGGCCATCTCTGATAGCATCTCGTAATCCGACCATAGCCTGTGCCCGCAGATTGATAAACCGGCTTTTATTTTCTTTTTTAAAGCACGGATTTCCCCAGCTTACCCGTTGCACATCCACACCCTCATCTTCCAGATCTTTGCACAACTGCAACCCGTTACCACCGGCATCAACCAAAACACGGGCGTTTGAAAGTTTCTGATACTCCTCAATGATTCTTCCTCTGAACTGGCGCATATCAATACTGTTGCTGTACACCAGCAAGGAGACAAACTCTACACGGCGGGCATTACCATTACCAATGACTTTAGCCAGCACACAGACGGAATAGTCACGATATTCGCCCATTGCAACGTCACATAGTAAAAACCAGCCATATTGTTCATCTTCCCCTATGATAGGTTTATTCTGTCTCAGTGCGCGATTTAGCATCCGGCGGTTGATAAGGGTTTTTTCCTCATCTTCGGCAAATTCACCCAGTACACGGATACGGTATTCTACCGAATCACGACCACCACACTCTTGTATCCGGTCCTTTATCCATTTCCATGATACATGCGGCGCATCTTCCGAATTAAAGCGCAGATTGACCCAGCCATCATCAGGCTTGTTTAAATAACTGAGTTCATGATGTGTCTTATAGAAAAAACCTACTGTTTTAGTTCCCTGACTGAGCAATAAGGTTTTATTACAGTCCTGTGTCTGCGTACCCATAATCACAGCAAAATGACTATCCGAAACACCAGTGGCTTCGTCGACAATTACAAGCTGATTAAAGCGGTGTTTACCGGCAATAGCAACTGAATCAGAATTACCAAGCGCAATTTTATGAATAAACCATGTTTTCTTATAGCCAGTGATATACCAGCTTTCTGTTTGATCATTTATACGTTGAGTTAGCCAGTCCAGTGCAGGAATTGATTTCATGTGGGTTAAACGGTCTTTCATTTCTTTCCAGATACCATCTGCTACCTGCTGCAAAGCCGCTGCACCAACATAGATATTGGAACCTATTTCCTGCTTACCGTCATAAACAGCAACAGGAAAACAAGTAAGAAACCACAGACAAATACAGGCAACGGCCGCAGTTTTACCGGTACCGGTACCTGAAACTACGGATACTTTTGCACGCGGGTCTTCCATGGCTATGGCCAGATTCTGCTGATCCGGAGTTAAAGACAACCCGCATATATCAAAACAGAATCCGACCAGGTCATTCTGATAACGTTTCACGAACTCGTGATAAACCGGCAGATTGATTATTGAAACCTTACCACTCATGAACTGCTTATCTGCCCGCTATGGTTTTTATGATTGCCTGACAAGCATTTCCAATAGTTTTGGTTATAGAGTTTGCTGCACCGGTAATCACAGACAGTATGGCTTCAAAACGCTGCTGTTCGAGGCTTTTCTTATCGGCATTCTGCCATTCAGATGTTTGTGTCAACCCAATAACCTCAGTCACAGTTAGACTGAGTGTTTCCTGATAAGAGTTGTTTTTCAGTTCAAGACAACATTGTGCAAACATTTCACGCATCTCTTTGCCATAACTGACGCGCTCCTTCATTGAACAGGGCATTAAAGAGAAACCGGAAGGACGGCATGCCATCCTCACCTCCTTCTTTCTGACATTCCAGACAGAATCCGGAATCGCATTCGCGTAAAGCAACAATATG